CCCGTGCAAGATAGCGCTGGGCGTGCTGGTCCTCCATTTGGAAGAAGTCAGCGGCGAGCCCTGCGGCGGTGTAAATCAGCGCGTTGGGCGCAGCACGGGTCCAGGTGTTCTCGTCTGCATCGCTCAACAGCGGCATCGACTGAGCGTAGTAGTGGAGGTAGACGCGGGTCTCCGGTGCCGGGGTGGGCCGCAGAAGCCAGCGGTTCGCGACTCGCACGAAATGCGTGGGGGAGCCGCCCCGATCCTCCATCTTCAGGAAGGTGGAGAGGTCAACCTGGTCAAGCTCGCCCGTGTCGGTGAAGACGTTGATCGACTCGATGAAGTTGTCCGGAACGATCATCACATTCTTGACGCCATCCCAGGCATCTTGCGTGAGGACCAGCTCCATAGGGCCGACGCGGACTTCTCGCTCCAGATCGGCCACAGCGTCCGTGAGGAACGAAGCGGCCAGTTCGTCCGTGAAGTCCTTGCGGTTGATGAGTGCTCGCAATCGAGCCTTGAGGGCGGAAAGCTGCATCAGGCGTAGGTCTTCGACGTTGTGAGGAAGGCTGTAAGGTCTTCCCGGATCAGCCGGTTGATGACGTCTTGGGGAGTGACGTTGCGGTCCCAAATGTTGAAGCCCTGCCGGAGCCAGTGATTGACCACCGCGACGGGGATCGAAGCGATCTTCACGTTGTCGGGAGCGAACTTGGCGTCCTGATGGTCCCGCTCGGCGCGAAGCTGCCGTAGGAACTCATCGGGAATTTCCTGACGCGCTTGGATATGGGCTTCTTTGACGCGCATTTGGCGGTCCACCTCCATATGGAGGCGGTCAACGCCGTCGATAATCTGTGGGGTATTCATTCAGTGCTGAGGTGGAGGAAAGAAAAACCCCCAGCTCCGGTTAGGGAGCCGGGGGCCTTGTCATGCGCTAAGCGCCGAACGCTCGCTTAGGCGTCCGGATCGTCGGCGTTGGTGCTGGTGACGTCCAGGTTCTTGATGAGCACGGCGCCCTTGAAGTTGTCGTGCTTCAGGCCGTATTCGCCGGCCAGCATGATCTTCGTGTTGTCGCCGGTCTTCGCGAGCGTTTCGCGGAACCAGGTGCGACCCTTCAGCGACGTCTTCCGCCACATGCTCGGATCGTACAGGAGCGCGAAGTCCTTCTTGATTTCGCGGTTGACGGTCACGCGCAGGGTGCCGAGCGCGGTCGTGTAAATGTCCACCTTCACCACGATCTTCGAGGGGTTCTGGCCGACGTCACGGACGCGGTCAGCGGTGCCCGCGAACTCCGCAACGAGCTCGGCGTCGGTCGGCTTCACCATGAAGGTTTCGGCGCCTTCGGAGCCTGCGTCGAACGCGATCCGGATGGCACTGCGGACCATCGCCTCGCTGAGGGGCTCGCCGGCCGCGTCGATGACGTTCTCGTCCGCGATCAGCTTCGAGGCCGAAGCGACGCGGCGGGCCGTGCTGTCATTGCCCAGGACCATCGCCTGATCGACGCCGACATAGGCGCGTTCCAGGTCGAGGCGGAGGCTCTTGCCCTTCTTCACCAACTGTCGGGCCAGTTCGTTGGCGCGGCCGTAGTGGTCGGTCGCCTGGAGCGAACCGGACAGCTTGATCGTGCGCGACAGAATCTGCGTGGTATTCTGACGCATTTCGGTCGTACCGCAGTCTTCTTCGGTCGCGTCGAAGCCTTCGACCTGGGCGTTATCCTTGCCGCCCTCCAGCTCGTCTTCCTGCCACTGATAGACCTTCTGCTTGACGGTCTCCTGGCCGATGGACGAGGTGAAGGGGACCTTGTGCGGGGTCAGAACGCTGATGACGTCCGAGACGTCTTCCTTTGCGCCGACGCTGTCATAGGTCTTGAAAGTTGCCATGTGAGAAATTGATCTTCTGAAAAATAGTGTTTGGTTAAACGGGTGTGGACGCGCTTATCGGCGCGGCACGCCCCAGCGGCCCATCAGGGCTGCGACAGCGTCGGCTTCCGAAACGGAGCCAGTGGCGGCTTTCTTGGCGAAGGAGCGCTGGGCCTTCTCCGCGCTAGGACCGATGGGCTCTCGCCCCGCACCTCTGCGGACGGCCCTGGGGGCCTGCTTTACCTTCTCGACCGCAGCGGCGCCCTTCTGGTCCTGAAGCATCGCCTTGTGGATGATCTTGAGCACGGGAGCGCTGGTGATCGTCTTCACCTCGTCGGCGTCGAGCCCCTGAGCGACCGCGTAATCACGGACGCTCTTCTCGAGCTCGTCGCCCCATCCCGGCACGTCGGCCTGAAGGATGCGGCGGGCTTCCTGTGCGGCCTCAGCGTTGACGCTGGAGCGGCGGGCGCTGAAGGTGCCTTCCAGCTCCTTGGCGGCCGTCATGATCTTCTGGTAGCGACCAGTCAGGCGGTTGTAGGTTTCCCGGTGCCAAGCGAACTCGTCGGGCTCCATGCGCTGGCCCTCAAGGACCCAGTCAACGCCCTTGTAGTTCTCCAGGTCTTCGAGAACCGATTCGAGAGCGCCTTGCAGAACCGCAGCGGCCCTGCCGCCCACAAGGTCGGCTTCCTGGCTTTTCCGGGTCAGCGAGGCTTCCTGGCCAGCAAGGCGCTTGAGGCTGCCTAAGGTGACGTCCGTCTCTTGGCCGTCCACCGTGACCTTTACGACGGTGTCGTCCGTTACAGGGGCGGAAGCCGCCGCGTCGGACTTGGGCGCGGGCTCGTCGCCCTCGTCTTCGTCGGCGTCATCGGCGTCCTCTTCGTCCCCGTCGTCACCTTCGGGTTCGTCTTGGCCGTCGAGCTCCTCGGCGTCCTCTTCGTCGCCTTCATCTTCCTCATCACCTTCAGGAGCCGAGGGGGCAGTCTGGAGGGACTTGGTGAGCTGGGCGACGGCGTCGAAGTCGCTCAGGCCTGTATCAATGTCGTCCTGTGGGATGGACAATGTCGTGGTGTCTTTCAGTAATCCGTGTCGAGGTCGGGCAGCGCCTGGACGTCTTCAGCGGGCGTGGGGCGCGTGGCGTTGTCGAGCGTCGTCTGGCCGAGAGCCGCAATAGCGTGGAGCTCTTCGGTGACGGCCGACAGGCCACGCGAAAGGTTGTAGAGGCGCTCCCGGACCTTTTGGGCATCCGGGGGACTCGTGAGGATTTGCTCGGCGCACTGGGCGCGGACGCGCTCAATAGCCGTGAGGAATATGGGGCTGTCGAGAAGGGCGGCTGCTGCCTCCCCCTCCCCGACCGCCTTCTCTTCCTCGTCCGTCAGAACAAGGTCTTCCATGTTTCCTTAGCTGTTCGGGGACGCAATGGCGGTGAACTTGCTGTTCTCCTCCGGCGCCTTCATCTGGGCATCGATCGCCAGCTCCAGCTCAGCCAAGCCGATGTCGATCCGGTTTGCCGTTTCTGCGTCCTTGCGGTCCGCGTCCTGCTTCTGGATTGCCATGTCGTGCTGGCCGGTGATGCGCTTCCACTCCGCCTCAGCATCCTTGCGGGCCTGCTCAGCTCCGACTTGCTGCTCGCGCAGGGCCATTTGCCGTTCGGCGACGTCGATGTCCTTCTGGAGCTTCTGAAGCTCTGCCTGCTGCATCGGGTCGGGCTGCTCGGGGCCCAGTGAGCTCGGGTCCACCAAGTAGTCGGAGACGTTTTTGATGCCCTTGATGGTCAGCGCGTCGCGCCAGACGTGATAGGCCTGCTGCTCGCCATACATACGCTTCAGCTTCGGATTGCCGGAGAGCGCCTTGTCGAGGTCGGCAAGCTCCGCAACGCGCTGGTCGCGCTCACCGTAGCCGAGGGTCATATCCACGGCCACATCGCGGCGCTGGCGCCACTTTGCTGGCTCGACGGGCGTAAAGCTGCCCGCCACCTCAATCATCCGTTCCTGGCTCTCGTTTTCGATCGCGAGCTGGTACACCTTGAGGTAGAGCTGGGCAACGAACTGGATCGCAAAGTTCCGGGCGATGACCTTCGTGCGGGTCTGGCTGTTGCTGGTTAGCTGTTCCACCAAGCCTTGGCTGTTCTGGTGGCTCAGAGCCTTCTTGTCCAAGCCCTGCGAAAGACGCGAAATGCCTGTGGTGTCCTCCCGGTCGCCATCGACCATCGTAATGGTCTGGAGGACGAAGGGGTTGATCGGAGCCTGAGGCAGTGGCGCGACGCTGTCGGTGACGGATCGGACATTGACGATGCCGCCGCGCCGGTTGTCGATCAGCTCGCGAGGGTTCGTTACGCCGCCTCGCGCAACTTGCCAGCGGGGCTGAGTGGCCTCGACGGCCT